GTTGAGTTGGTACAAGCGTTGCAGAGTTTGAAGACATATCATCTTCATCTACAAAAGCTGTAATTGTTATAGAGCCATCTGATAAACTTCCATAGGTTACTGTGCCTGTTGTTGTAATAGCTGATGAACCATTATCTATTGCACCAAAACCGGATGTAATTGAACCACTATTTAATGCTCCTACAGTTGTAGCTGCAGTAGTGACCAAGTTTGGCATTGCAGTTATTTCATCATCAAAGTAAGCTGCTAAGTCTGTAACAGCTACTTGAACCATAGTTCCATTGTCATTTAAAACAACTCTATCTGCATCAGCTACTGTAGTTGATGTAGCAGATGTATTACCATCTACTATATTTAATTCTGTTACTGTAGATGTAATTCCATCAAGTGCATTTAATTCTGTTGCAGTTGCAGTAACTCCATCAAGTATATTAAGTTCAGCAGTTGTAGATGTAACTCCATCTAATAAATTTAATTCGGTTGCTGTAGATGTAACTCCATCTAGTATATTTAATTCTGCTGCTGTAGCTGTAATAGCTGTTCCATTAAAATTAATTGCATCTGCATATACAGTACCATCAAAATATCCATCTTTAAATTCTAAAGAACTTGTACCTAAATCTATATCATTATCTGTGACTGGTACTATCGCTCCATCTTGTATTCTAATTTGTTCGACTGCGGACCCACTAACTTCAACAAAGACTCCCCATCTATTGTTTGAATCATCTACAACTATTTTATTTAAAAAATCTAAATCACCTATTTGCGGAATATTACCACCTTGTCCGGCTGTTCCATCGTGTCTGTGTCCTGTTGAACTTGCACTGCTTGAACTATAAGCAAACGCATTAACTAATTGATTATACTCATTGTTAAATAACGCAGCAGTTATAGTATCCCCATCTGCGAAAGAACTTTGTCGTGTATAAGTTTGTGCCATTTATTATCTCCTGCCTGAAGGTACAAAGTTTATATAAAGACCATTAATGG